ATGGCATCCATTCTCAAGACGGCAACCGGTTGGCGCGTACAGCTCACAGTGAAAGGCGCCCGGGACAGCCGCATGTTCGACACCAAGGCGCAGGCTCAGGAATGGGCGGTGAAGCGCGAGGCCGAGATGCGATCCATCGACGGCGGCATGGGGAGCAAAACCCACACGGTGGGCGACGTGCTCGACCAGTACCAAAAGACGGTCAGCCCGACCAAGCGAGGCGAGCGGTGGGAGAAGCTGCGGCTTGAGCTGATCGGAAAGAAGATGGTCGAGGGGAAGCCGTTCCGCGACATCCGGCTGGCCGACCTGAAGCCTCACCACATTGCCGCGTGGCGCGACGCGCGCGCTCGAGACACCGTCCCAGGATCTGGAGCGAAGATTTCCGGGTCATCCGTATCCCGCGAAATGTCGCTGCTGTCCCATGCGCTGGAGGTCGCCCGGAAGGAATGGGGCTGGCTGATCGCCGATCCGATGAAGGAGGTGCGCCGGCCGCCGGACAACCCGCCGCGCGACCGGCTCATCTCTGACAAGGAGATCGAGAAGGTCACCCTGGCTCTTGGGTATCAGGAAGGGATGCCGGTGGCCCTGCCGTCGCAGCGGGTCGCCGTGGCATTCCTGCTGGCGATCGAGACGGCCATGCGCTCCGGGGAGATGCTGGGCTTGACCAGCGACACGGTGGACTTCGAGGCGCAGGTTGCGCACTTGCCGCTGACCAAGAACGGCGGCGCGCGGGACGTGCCGCTCTCCATGCGCGCGCTCGAGCTGTTGCGGATGCTGCCGAAGGTGGAAGAGGGCAAGCCGCTGTTCGCGCTCTCGGCTGCCAGCCGGGACGCCCTGTTCCGCAAGGCAAAAGAAAAGGCCGGCATTGCCGACCTGACCTTCCATGACACCCGCCATGAGGCGATCACCCGCCTGGCGAAGAAGCTTCAGCCACTGGATTTGGCCCGGATGACCGGGCACACCAACCTCCAGGAGTTGCTGACCTACTACAACGAGTCCGCCCGGGACATTGCGCGCCGGCTCGGCTAGTCCGTCTTCCGGGGCCGGCCCGCCGGCTGCTCGCGGTACGACTCCGCCCAGGCGATGACCTCGGCCGCTTTCCAACGTGGGAGGGCCTTCGCCAGCTCGTCCTTGCCCGACTGCACCGAAGGGATGCGGATCGGCTTCGGGAACCCGGGCAGAGTCACCACCCGCTCGCGCACCACCTTGGGCGAGCGGACCAGGTATTCGGCGATGCGCTCCACGTCCCACAGGGTAACGCTCACGGGCAGCGCTGGCCGCACGTGATTGGCCACGGCCACTGCAATGCGTTCGATCAGGTCTGCTTCGCTCATGGTGATGCTCCAGTTTCTGGCTGTTGTTTCGATGATTCGTGCTGCTGCTTCGGTCATTCCAGTTCGTGTTCTGCTTGCCGCATCGCGGCCGTGAGTTCTGCCATCGCGTCGTGCGTGCCGCCGCGGTCCGGGTGGTCGGTCTGGGCGCGCCGCCGGTACGCCGCTCGCACCGCGGCCATGTCGCGCTCGCCTGCCGGCACGCCGATGACCTCGCGCCAGCTGCGCGCGGCGGCCGGCGGCGGCAGGGCGGTGAAGCCCGTGAATGCCCGGTCGAGGATCTGGGCGCCGCCGTGCCGCTCGATCGCGCGCAGCGCTTCCAGCGTTGCCGCGATGGCGGCGAGGTTGTCGGCCACGGCGCGGTACCGATCGATTGCCATCACGCGCGGCGCACCTGCCCGGTCCTGCCAGTAGACGGCGGCGCCCGGGTCGGTGGGCTCGCGCTGGCCAGATCGCGGCAGGCCATCCAGGCGGACCACCACGTTGGTGCTGATCACCGTGTAGCCCGGCCGCGCGCCAAGGCGGGCCAGTTCATCCAGCACGCGTTTCACGCCGTCGGACACCGTCAGGGCCTTGGTGGTGGTCCACGACGTGCTGCCGCCGTTCGTGTAGTTGACCGTGCGCCGGTCCTTGCGGCCGAAGCGCGCGTCGGCGCGCTGAGCGTCGGTTTTGCGGGGCCAGCCGGCCGGCCAAGTGAGGGGGTAGTTGGTCATGCTAGGATGGTTGTCACGTTGGAGGGGCGGATATGGAACGCGTTTCCGAGTACCGAGGCTTCGAGATCCGGATGTTCCTGACGGGCACTTCCACAGACATGTTTGACGTCTGGTTCCAGATCACGGGCCCGACAAATCCAGCCGGAGTCGCCGCGATAGGAAAGCGGATCAAAGTTCACGGCAGCCCATTCTCCAAACGATGGGCATATCTGGTGGCTGAAGTCGCTGGCCGTGCGGCGGTGGACGTGATATTGGGCGTGGACGAGTAAATTGCCCGTTTGACTCCCGACGAAATGGAGGGACAAGCCATGGCTGAGAGCCTTATTTTCATGGGTCGGCACGTGACCTTTGAATTGACCGAGAGGACTTTCGGGATGTGGCATTGGACATACACCCTCGACGACCAAGCGACCTTTGAGAGCCAAGGAAACTCTTTCCCCACGCGTGAACTTGCGATGGCCGACGCCATGCGTGATGCAAGGAGTCGAATTGAACGGAGCCCGGAGTAGCCTTACACCGGCAACTTCATTGGTGCCACCTAACGTCACCATTCTTGGGAGACGGCCATGGCGAAGTGCGATGCTTGCTTTTCGATCCTCCCCGACAGCCGCGGGGAACGGGGGCACGACGCCCTTGTTGAAACCGGCAGTGAGAAAATCCGCCCGTTCGGGAAGGCACCCGTCATCAAGACGTCGTTCATCTGCTCGACGTGCGGTACGAAATGGACCTACGAGAACAACATGAACGACAGCTTCGCCGGCTGGCATGAGGTTGAGAACTGAGGTCATGCCGAAGCCTCTAGCACCAGCCCTGGCTGCCGCGTCCGCCCCGCTTGGAGCGCGATGTAGTCGGGGTTGAGTTCGGCGCCGAGCCACCGGCGGCCGAGCCGCTGGGCGACGCTGGCCACCGTGCCGGAGCCCATGAAGGGGTCGAAGACGATGTCGCCGGCCCGGCTTCCGGCGAGGATGCACGGCTCGACCAAGTCTTCCGGGAAGGTGGCGAAGTGCGCGCCGGCGTAGGGCTTCGTGGAAATCGTCCAGACGGACCGCCGATTGCGCATTTCCGTGATCGCGCGAAAGGCCTCCCGGCCGGGTAGGTCGTTGGTCTTGCCATCGAAGCCACCGCGCCCCACGCTGTCCCGTACCTTCTGCGCATAGGCTTGGAGGCCCGCCTTCGTGCGGTGCCGCTCGTCGCCCGCCTCGTAGGCGGCTTGTCCCTTCGCCGGGTTCACATTGCCCGGTACCCGAACGCGCGGCTTCGGATCTTCGTCATAGCCATGACCGAACCCAACCCCGGTTGGTGTGGGTCCGTAGGTGGCCACCTCTTTGATAGATTCCATGTCGCACAGATAGCGCTCGCTCTTGGCCATCAGGAACAAGTACTCGTGTGCCTTCGTGCAGCGATCCCGCACGCTCTCCGGCATCGGGTTGGGCTTGTGCCAGATGATGTCCTGACGCAGCCACCAGCCCGCATCCTGCAATGCGAATGCGAGGCGCCACGGCTGGCCGACCAGGTCTTTCGGCTTCAGGCCCTCGACGCGCAGGTCGCTGCGCGGGATCGGCGCGTCGTCGCGCCGGCGGCTGGCCGTCATGGCGCGTGCTTCGGTTGCGCTGGGGGATGGGCCCCACGGTGCACCGCGGCTGCCCGCGTAGCTGTCGCCCATGTTCAGCCACAGGGTGCCGTCATCCGCCAGCAGCTCGCGGCACAAGTCGAACACCTCGACCATGTTTGCCAGGAACTCGCGCAGCGTTGGCTCCAGCCCCAACTGGCCGGCCACGCCATAGTCACGCAGGCCCCAGTACGGCGGGCTGGTGACGATGCATTGCACGCGCACGCCGGCGGCGATCAGGTCGCGCATGACGGCGCGGCAGTCGCCTTGATAGCAGTGGTTGGCTAGCATGCTGGCTCCGTCTGCTGTGCCACAGTCAGTGCTATGGCCACCGGCCGCACCCACACCGGCGTCGCGGACAGCATGAACGTCTCGCCGGTCTCGGCCAGCAGCAGGGTGGTGCCCATCACCTCCGCAATCGCGCGCGCGGCGTCCGGCGGCACGGCATTGCCGATGCGCTCGCGCCAAGCCTGATCACTCAGGCCGTCCAGCTCCAGATATTCCTCCGGCTCGATCAGCGACTGGAGCGCGGCCAGCTCCAGCGTGGTGAACGGGCGGTGCCACGTGCCGTCAAGCGCCCGGATGATCGCCACCAGCTTGTCGCTCGGCGCCGGCATGCGCGGATCCGCCACCGACCACCGGCCGTTGTCATGGCCGGCAGCTGCTGACACTGCGCCGCTCGACTGGTCCCACGCGACTACGCCGTAGTGGCCGCCTGTCAGGTATGCGTCGCCGCGCTCGCGCCGCATACTGGTGCGCGGATCCGCGACGGCGAAGGCGCCCTGGCCCGTTGTGCTGCCACTGATCACCGTCCCTGTGGCCGAATCCCACGGCGTTACGGCGTATTTGCCGAACGTCGGCCCATCCCGGCGCGGATCTGCTACGGCCAGGCCGCCGCTACCGAAGCGGGCGCCCGTGACGGTGCTGGCCGGCTCGCTGTAGGCCGCCCCCCGGAGTTTGCTGCCGTGGGCGATATCAGGCAATCCCGTGCGAGGATCCTGCACGCACTGACCGGTGCCGTGCGCGCTGGTGACGGCGCCGGCGGCCTGGCCCCACGGCACGATCCGAAATTCGTTGTTATGCTTGGCCGGGCCGGCGTGGCGTGGGTCGGCCACGCTGAAGGTGCCTTGGCCGGGATTCGTTCCGGCCGTGATGGCGCCTGACGCTTCGCCCCAGCGGAGAACCCCGTACTGCTGATACTGGGCCACGCCCGCCGCGTGCCGGGGGTCCGCCACGGAGAATGCGCCGTTGCTGGGAAGCGACTCGCCAGCGACCGCGCCAACATGCTCTTCCCAGTCCAGCACCCCCAGATAGCCGTTGCGCCGCTCCGGGATGATCAGGTAGTCGCGCAGGTGGCCATTCTCGACGGCCAGCTTGTTCAGGCTGCGCCAGTCGCTGCCGGCCTCCACGAACGCCAGCCGCACCCACGTCTTCCACTGCAGCGACGGGACACGGTGCATCGGCCCGCCGGCGGGATCGCCCGGGTGGGGCATGCGGCCGAGCACCGTGCCGACGCCCTGCAGGCGCCGCAGCTCGGGCTCGTACAGGAAGGCCGGCACCTTTTCCATGTGCCGCGCGACCAGGAGAAAGCGTTTCCGGCTCTGGGCCAGGCCGCCCAGTTCGCCGCAGTCGTGCGTCGTCTCGTTCACCGCGTAGCCGTAGTGCCGCAGGATCTGGGCAATCTGGTCGAGCAGATGCCGGCCGCGCGTGGCCAGACGTGGCACGTTCTCGAACACGATCAGCTCGACGGGGTCATCCTTCCAGGCCTCGCACATCAGCCAGACGCAGCGCAGCGTCAGTTCGTTCAGCGCCTGGTACTTCGGCGTGCGGCTCAGGGTCTCCGAAAGCAGGCCGGACGCGCCCTTGCACGGGGACGAGATGAACACGCAGTGGGGCCGCTCGTGGCCGGCGGCGCGCACGATGTCGTTCGGGGTGGCCTCGCGCCAGCCGGCAGGCGGCTCGGCACCGTGGAAGGCGGTGTATTGCTCGCGGGTGAACAGGTCCATGACCGTGCACGGCACGCCCACCAGCGTCTCGAAGTCGCGCGCAGCAGCCGGGTCGACATCAATGCCACCGATGCAACGCCAGGTGGCGACCATGTTGCCTACCTGCGAGGCCGCCTTCTTGAAGCCCTTGGCGCCGCCGCCGAGGCCGCAGCAGAAGCCGAAGGTACGATATTCGCGGCGGATCATGCGCTCACCTCCGCCAAAAACTCAGCCCGCGTGATCCGCTCACCCTCGTAGAACATGACACCGGACGTCAGCTGCTCCGGCCATTTCCGACCGTGCGCGTTGACCGCGCGGGAGACGATCTGGGCGCGATTGGCATTCACCGCAGAATTTGCGGTGAATGTGGGCGTAATCTCCGCACGGTCTGAGCTGTCGCCTGCCGCGCGGTCCAGTCGCTCGATCTCGGCCAGGATCAGCGCGCCGGCCCGGACCAGATTGCGACGCTCGTCCTTCGGCTTCCACCAGTCAGCGGCCCACGGCCAATTGATCGGAATCGCCCCTTCTGGCACGACACTCTGCTCATAGCCGTTCCACTCGATATAGCAACCTGCTGCTTGCGAAAGCGTGCCCGGTATGTGCTCGTCGTCGTGCTCCGGCGTCCAGCCTTCGGCGCTGATCTGGCGCTGACGCTCGGCCAGCACGTCGCGGGCGGCGGATGTCGCAGGCGGTGCGGCTTGGGCGAGGATGGCCAGTGCGGCGTCAATGCGCTTCTGCTGGCGACCGATGTCCACGTCGCGCGATCCCGGCGTGCCATACTCCGGACGGATCGAGACCAGCAGCGCGCGCAGCATTTCCATCTGTGGCAGCGTCATACCCTGCGCCACGCTCGCGGCTTCGTTGTTCTTCTCGTTGCTCATCACATGCTCGCTGTAGGGTGGGCGGACAGGCGACATTCCCAGTCAGGAGAAGGTGTCGCGCGCTGTTTAAGGACTCGGCGTTGTCCCGCCGCCGTCCGCCCGTTGATCGTCAGTCCACCGATTCCTGCGCGTCCTCGTCGACGCCGAGGCTCATGTGCACTTCCTGGCCGAGCAGCGCCAGCAGCTTCGCGGACGTCTTCTCGTCCGGGTGCGCCTGCACGCGGAAGGTCACGAAGACCGTTCCCCCTTCTTGGAGATCGAAGGCCAGCTTGTTGATCTTGGCGTCGCCCAGCACGATGTCGTCGTGCTTGCGCACGCCGTTGTGGATGGCCAGGCGCTGGTGGTCCCAGTCGCCCGCCCACTTCACCGGGCCGATGCTCGGATGCTTCAGGTTGGGCAGGTAGCCGGCGTCGGTTACCAGGTCGCCCTGCACGGACTCGTCCTTGTGATAGAAGCTCTGCTTCAGCATGGGCGAGAAGAGGGACAGCACGTCATTCGACATACGCGCCTGCAGCTTCAGGTCGACGGCCAGTACCGCGTCGTCGCCGTGCTTCTCGTTGCGCGCGTTGATGTGGTTGATCTTGACCAGTTCGGTATCGAGTTCGAGCATTCGGTGGCTCCGGTGGTTGATGGGTGGTTACGCGGCGCTGTCGAAGGACGAGAAGTCCAGTTCGCACAGCCAGCCGATCACCTCGGCCTCGGTGGCCTCGAAGTGGCTGACCAGCGCGCTGACGATCTCCGCGTCGGCGGGGCGTGGCATGGGGCGCGGGCGGCCGGCCATCTGCGTCACAGGGGCGGCCTGTCGCGGGGCGGGTGAGGCCGGCCGCGCAGCAGCAGCCGGTTCGTGGGCTGGCGCCGGTGCAGGCGCTGGCGCGGGCGCCTGAGCTGCTGCCTTGTCGGCGGCGGCTTTCTCGGCGGCTTCGCGCTCCAGCTTCAGCTGCTCTTCCTTGCGGATCCGCTCGCGCTCTGCGTCCTGCCGGCGCTGCTCGTCCGCCTTGTGCTTGTCGATGCGGCTGGTCACCACCAGACGCAGATCGTCCAGTTGCTTCGTGCTCAGTCCGGCCCGGTCGGCGAAAAGAAACTCGTAGCCGGCGATGGCTTCTTCGAGAAAGGCGACGTTGGCGCGGATGCGCTTCGCCGAAGCGTCCGCATCGATCTTGGCGTTCGCCAGGACCGTGTCGACGGCATCCTGAATGCTCGCCACCGATCGCTTTCCCTTGGCCGCGCCCGCGAAGTCAGGCATGCCTAGCGGCACCCATGCGCCGCCAGTCTCCGCCTTCAGCGCCTGGACGTGCTTTTCGTAGGCGTCGCGCCCGCCACGGATGATCAATTCCTTGATCTCGGTCTTTCGCTGTGACACCAATTTGTCGAGATCCAGTCGAACACGGCGAGCCTCGGCGCTGATGTCGTCGATCGTCCGGAACAGAGCGTCAATGCTCGCGGTCTGGGACAGCGCATGTTGCTTGGCGGCTTCCAGTCGACTTTCCACTTCGCCGCACCACTTGACCGTCTTGTCGGCATCGGCGAAGTCCTGATCGGTGGAGAGGTTCCGATTGATCGCGCGGAAGACCGCCACGGCATGGTTGCGGAACTCGGTAAGGTTGCTGGCCGTGACGTGTCCGGTGACCTCAACCAGCAGGGCCGGCAGCGTCTCCGGCGTGCGGCCTACGGGCTTCACCTCCAGGGCCTGCGGCAGGTAGTCGGCCAGGTCCTTCTCGAACTGCTCCCAGCCGGCGCGAATGCGATCGAACCATTCTTCGTCCGGAGTGACATCGGTCCACACGAAGCGATCGCGCGTGCCATCGGACACCACAAAGCGCACGCGTTCGGCACCGGTCACCAGCATGATCTGCTGGCACTGAGGCATGTGGCTGTCCGGAACGTTGCCGTTCTCCACCGCCAGCGCCAGTTCCTCGTTCCACTGCTTGTGCTCAAAGGCGACGTCACCGGCCATGGTCAGACCGTCACACGACGCCGACAGCGCGCCGTCCGAGCAGGTAACCGGATACAGGTCCTCGCCCAGGTCATCCTCGACCAGCGGCCTGGCCAGTGCCTCGACCTCGTGGCCCCGGTCCAGAATGCGCTCCTGCACGAAGTCGCTGAACTCCTTCGGCGTGCCGGTGTGCTTGACGTGCAGCAGCTCGGTGCGCTTTACGTAGGGCGACAGGCCAAGCATGGCAGCGGCCTCGCTGGCGCCGTGGTACGACAGGCGGAAGTGCTGCCACTCGGGCGTGCCCTGGTTCAGGTTGTGGATCTGCATTTAGTTGCCCTCCGTGGCAGGTGCGGCCCAGGAGGCGATTTCCATCTTCTGCTCGGGTGTCAGGGCCTCCTTCGTTTCCACCATCGCGATGACCTCATTCACGGTCTTCAGACCGGACTCGATGGCCTTCTTCCAGCCCGGCGCCTTCTTCTTGAAGACCTCGTCGGTGCATGCTGGCTTCGCGCTACCTGCGGCCGGCTGCGCGTCGCCGCCCGACGCGGGGCCACGGACCTCGCCAGTGAAGACTTCCTCGGCGGTGGTTTCACCCTCCTTCAGCGAAGTGGTGATGCCGAATAGTGTGGTCAGGTGCTCGACGGTGATGTCCTCCTGGCCGGCCACGCCTAGGAAGGCGTACACCTTCTCCGGCGAGACGCCATAGCGCTGAAGCACCGTGATAGCTCGGGCGCGGCGATTCGCCAGTGTTTGCACATTTCCTACGGCAGTTGCGCGCGCCTGTTCGTACATGTCGGACCAGAATGCTTTCGGTACGCCCTTCAGGATGGCGTTGCGCAGCGCGATGGAGCAGGCGGCATTGGCCGTGACGCCGATCATGTCGGGCTTGAAGCGGTTGCCCTTCTTGTCGGTGATGCGGCGCTGCACCTCGTACGTGATGGCCACGTTGCGCTCCAGGTCGTGGAACACACCCTGCGCGGTGACGAATTCGCCTTGGTCGTTGATCACGCGGGCACCCGCCCGACTATTCCCCCAGGCGGACGCGACCACCTCGGCGAAGCGTGCGCTCGGACCCTCGATCGTTTTGCCATCGCGGGGCAGGGCGTAGATGCATTCCTGCGCGATGTTCTCGTTCAGCGTCACCATGGCCAGCGTCTCGTCGCGGAAGCGCTTGATGCTCCGCGGGAACTTGTGGGCCGTGGTGATCTGCATGTCGATCTCGCTCTTATTGAGCAGCGCGACAGTGCCTGTCTCGGCGGTGATGACTTCGGTTTCGGTCACAATGACTCCAGAGAGAATGGGAGTTACAGGGCGCCGGCGCGGATGGCGACGGTCAGGTACCAGATGACGCCGGCGGCGAGGCCAAAGCCCACGGCGCCGGCCCACTGCCGGCCGCGCGAGCACTTCGCGACTGCCAGCAGCGTGTTGGATGCGGGGTCGTAGTTCATGCCAGCAACCAGGTGATGAACTCGACCAAGGCATAGCCGACGGCCAAGCAGAAGAGGTTGGCGAGCCAGCGGTTGTTGCGTTCCTGGTCATGCATCGCCGGTCTCCTGTGTCGCGCGGGCCAGCAAGGCGCGGATGTGGTCGCGCCATGGGGTCATCAGGACCTCGTCCGGGTGCTTCGCCGAAATCAAGCGCGAGAGGTTGTCCTCGGTAAGGCGGAGGGCGGCCAGGGCGTCGCGCATCAGGTTCTCGCGGCAGCACGCGCGGTCGATCGCGGATTCTTGAGCGCCAGTCATGGCGACACCATCAGGCTGATGGCCGAGACGGCCAGCACCGCGAGCGGCGGTGCGACGCAGAAGAGCAGGGCGGTGTAGAAGAAGTCGCGGGTCACGATTGCTTCTCCCGTGCGGCGAGTTGCGCATCTGCCCATGCCGCTGGCCAACGAACATAACGACGCTTCTCACGTTCCGCTTCCCACGCATGAACGGCCGCACGCCTTTGGAGAACCCACGCCTCTGCCTCAGCTCCGACGATTACGTTGTAGTCGTCCATCAGTTCGGCGCGGACTTGGGCGCGCAGATGTTCTGGGGCGTCCTCAATGCGAGGAACCGGGGGGCGCGGGTCGTCCATAGCCGGCGCGAACCACGGCTGCGGCTCGTGCGGCGCATGCGCGATGAAGTAGTCGCGCAGGGACATGCCCCAGCACGGGCCATGGCCGGCATATTCGTTGGCTCCGAGCGGGAAGGCCATGCCGCCGTCTTTGAGCTTCTCGGTCATGCTGCCCTCCGCACGGTGGTGTCAGCCTTCTCGGCGGCGCCGGCGTTGCCCAGCAGCAGCTGCGCGTACAGCAGCACCTCGGTCTTGTCGATCGTGCCCCAGACCACGCGCCTTTCGGACGAGGCGATGTAGTTGGAGAGCAGGGTGGCGGCGTTCGGGCTGCGCGCCAGCTCGGCGAGATACGCCCGCTCGTCGCGCGTGCCGTAGGCGTTGTCGGTGGTATTCATGGCTGCCGGCCTCAGTCCGCGTTGTAGTAGCGCAGGACACAGATCCACTCGTCGCCGTCGTGGCGGATGGACTGCACGGCCGGAGAGCGGTATGCGTCGATGCCGCGGGCCCGATCGTTCGCGACGCTCACGACGGTGTCACGGTCGGCGCCGCGGAACTCGATCTCGGTCCGCTGGCTGCCGCGCGGCTGGCGCAGGAGGCGCTCGCGCACACCAGCCGGGGCAGGGCGGGCGGCGGGCGTGGGGAACGGCCAGGGGGTGCGTTGGACGGAGGTCATTGGTCGGACCTCGCGCCAACGTGGACGCAGGCCCAGCCCAAGAAGGCGCAGGCCAGTCCAGCCACGAAGAAGATGATGAGAGCGGTTGCCACGTTGGCCTCCATCGGTGGGTTGATGGAGTCATTAAACACGACGTTTAAACAAACGTCAAACAGAATGTTTAATCGAGGGCGAAAAAATTGCCCGCTCGGTGGCGGGCATGGTTCCCAGAGGGGCGGGGTCGCCGCCTGTCAGCTGTTCGAGCCGCATCCCTCAGCAATGGCGATCCACTTCTGGTCGACGGGCGTGGACTCGTAGACGCGGAGATGCGTGGTCCCGTTGTTGGTTCCCGTGAATACGAAGGCCGTGCCGGTGCCGAGGTCGTGATTCCAGGTGACCATAGCCTCTTTCTTGGCTGCGTCGTGGAGCAGGTCGATTCGAACTATCGTGGTGGCCTTCGCCTGGCGTGCCTTCGTGCATTCGGCGGCGGCTAGGTAGTTGCCCGGAAGGTCAGCTGAGTATGCGGGGGCCTTCTGGTCGAGGTCGCCAAGGGAAACGCAACCGCTCAATGCCAGGCTCAGCGCCCCAAGTGAGGGGATCATCCAACGCATGAAGTTCTCTCCAATTTGGGCTGCTCTCACAGCCTCGTCTTGATCTTGCGTGCCGGCACAGGGTGGGCGACGTAGTACATCCACGTAACAGCCTCAGGATCGAAGGTGAAGACCTCCGCATCGTTGTAGCTTCCCAGCCGGATGCCTTGGCGCCTGGACAGCAGGCGCTTGATCATGGTCTCGCCAGTATTCAGCCTCACCAGGACGTCATCCTCCAGTTCAGGCTCGGTGCCCGGCTCCACCAGCGCGAATTCGCCCGGGTTGAACCGAGGGATCATCGACAAGCCCACCACGGGCGTCAGAAACGCCTGGGGATCGGCGCTTGCGACCTCCGCGTACTGTTGGGTTGCTCCCACAGGATAGTCTCCGTCCGTCCAGATCCGATCAGGGAGGCCGCCTTGCGCGCGACCTACCACCGGGATCGCTCGGTATTTTGCTACGTCCGCCTGGTATGTCAGCGGCGTCGGTTCGGTCGGTTCGACCTCTGCCTTCTTCCTCGGCTTGGGTTCTTTGGCTGGGACGGGCCGCGGTCGGGGGTCGTCGAAGACGGCGGCCTTCGGCGAGCCTTTGCCCATCACCAGCCACACGGCGCTGAAGCCGAATGAGTCCTGTATCCCCACCGCCTGCTCGAGCGGCATCGTCCTGACGTCGCCTGAAAGCCACTGGCCGACCATCTCCGGCGGCACGCCAGCTGCCTTGGCGAGGGCCTTTGGCGCGATTCCCGGCTCTTCGAGCACCACCTTTATCCGCTCGGCCAGACCATTGTCCATCTCGTTGGCGGCCTTGATGGTTGCATCGTAGGTCATGGACCCCCGGCCGGTCTGGAGCCAGGTTGCGCTGCAGCCGAGGTGCTTCTGCGCCTCGATCATCCCAGGGCGCGACATGCCGCGCCGCTCCCAGTTGTTGATCGTCTGCTGGGATTGGTGAAGCGCCCGCGCGACGTCCGTGGGCGTCTCGAGGTTCTTCAGGGTGCGTGCGGCCTCATAGAGGCGGACCATCGTTTCGTGCATGCGCGGGATGGTCTCACAGGTAAACGCTTCGTTGATAAACAAGCTGTTTGCCTTTTAGTTAAACGTAGTGTTTAATGTGGTCATGGAACCCGACGCCTCTATCGCTATGGACCGTGAACTCATTGATCGCCTTGGCGGCCCCGCCAAGGTTGCTGAACTGCTTGGCTTCGACAAGAAGGGCGGCGTCCAACGCGTCCACAACTGGAAGGAGCGGGGCATCCCGTCTGCCGTCAAGGTGGCCTACCCGGACATCTTTCTGAACCCCCCGAAGTCCGAAGAGCCAACTGTCCCGGCTTGAACCAAGGCGTCGTTCTCGACGCCTTTATTTGGCCCCCCGGCCAACTGTGGAAGCAACTGTGGAATCGATTGAATTTTCCAATCAGGAGAAGAAGAAATGCGGGTAGCCGAACAGCCGGAAACCGGCACCGGTACTGGGTCTCAAGGATTTTTCATCAACGGCAAAGGGCGTTTTCTGCCTGACGCCGAGATCGCAACGTGCAGCACCTACCGCGACGCCTGCGCACTGGCCTGGGAACGCCGCACCCAGCCGGGGCTGACGCTCCAGGCGCTGGCCGCCCTGGCCGACCTCTACCCGTCGCACGTCAGCGACTACTTCCAGCGCGATGCCCTGAACGCCAAGGGCAACCCGCGCCGCTCCCTGCCGGCCGAGAAGATCGCCGACGTCGAGCGCGTGCTGGGTAACCGGATTCTCAGCCAGTACCTCATGCACCGCGGGGCTCTGACCATCATGGAAGCGGTGCTGGCAGCGAGGGGTGCATGAGGCATTTGGAAGCACGCGAGGTGGCCATCAAGGCCATGCAGGACGCGGTGGAGCAGAGCGGGGGAGACGACATCCGGCTGACCAAGGCGCTTGCCGAGGCCATGCAGGACCCGCGCATCGCGCAGGCGTTCGAGACGGTGGGCCTTCACGACCTGCTGGCCGAACAGAACACGCAGCACTGAGGACGCACATGGAAGCACAGCAGGCATTGAGAGCCCAGCGCGCTTGGATCGACGAGCTGCTGCACCGGATCACCACCGCCGAGTCGCGTGGCGCCCGCCTGCATCTGTGCGCCGAGGCGAAGCGCGAGATCGACGCGCTCGAGGCCATGCTGAAACAGGCAGTGCCGGGGAAGCAGCAATGAATTTCTACAAGCGCCACATCGGCGACTACATCCGGGACGCCGCCCACCTGACCCTGCTGGAGCATGGCGTCTATGCCCGCCTGATGGACGTCTACTACACCCGCGAAGCCGGCATCCCTGACGCCCAGGCCGCGCGGCTGATCGGCGCCCGGACGAAGGACGAGCTGCAGGCGCTGGAGTGCGTGCTGAACGAGTTCTTCACCAACGACGACGGTGTCTGGATGCAGTCACGTTGCGAACGGGAGATCGAGGGCGCCAACCAACAAGCGGAAGCAAACCGAAACAACGGCAAACGGGGTGGTCGGCCAAAGCGAAATGAAACCGAACAAAAACCCAATGGGTTTTCTCTGGGTTCTGGTTCGGAAAGCGAAAAAAACCTTAGCCAGACTCCAGACTCCAGACTCCAGACACCAGAAGAAAAGATAACCACTGCTGACGCAGTGGTCGTCGACAGCGCTGCTGCCGACCTGACCCTCACGCCGCCCAGACCTGCAAAGCCGGACTGTCCCCACCAGGCCATCCTGTCGCTCTACCACGAGCTGCTGCCGATGTGCCCGGGCATTCGGGACTGGACGCCGGCCCGACAGCAGGCGCTGCGAGCCCGATGGAACGAAGACCCGAAGCGGCAGGACCTCGCCTACTGGCGCAAGTTCTTCGGCTACGTGGCCGAGTCGGAATTCCTGACCGGCCGCGCTCGAACCCCTGACGGCCGCAAGCCGTTCATTGCCAGCCTGGACTGGATCTGCAAGGCCGACAACTTCGCGAAAATCCGCGAGGGTCGGTACCACGAGGCGGTGGCAGCATGAACGCGCCCGACGACTTCCCGCAGGCCCGGGCGCTGTTCAGCGTCGAGGCGGAACAGGCGGTGCTGGGCGGCCTGCTGCTCGACAACGACGCCGTCGACCGCATCAACGGTCTGGACGTCGCGCATTTCTACCGCGACGACCACCGTGTGATCTACGGGGCAATCGTCCGGCTCGTCTCGGCGAACAAGCCGGCGGACGTGCTGACCGTGTTCGAGCAGTTGCAGGTCGAGGGGCGGGCGGAGCGCATTGGCGGCCTGCCGTACCTGAGCGCCGTGGCCCAGAACACGCCGAGCGCCGCGAACATCGGGCGCTACGCCGAGATCGTGCGCGACCGCGCGCTGCTGCGCGAGACGGCGGTGGCCGCGCGCAAGGTGCTCGAGCTGGTCGAGACGCCCAGCGCGATGAAGGGCAGCGAGATCGTGGACAAGGCCCAGGGGCTGCTGGCGCACCTGGCGCAGGTCGGTGTCAGCCGTGGCCCGAAGATGCTCTACGACCTGATGAACGAGTTCGTCGAGCGCGTTGACGAGCGCTACCACGGGAGCGTGACGGCCGGCATCTCCACCGGGCTCGAATCGCTCGACGCGGCGCTGAACGGCGGGTTCCACCCGGGCAACCTGGTGATCGTTGCTGGCCGCCCGTCCATGGGCAAAACGGCGCTGACGACCGACATGGGCCTGAACATGGCCGACGCTGGTCTGAGCGTGCTGCTCGACTCGATGGAGATGTCCGATCAGGAGCTGGTGGCCCGGGCTGCGGCGAACCGCGGCGGCATCGGCCTGTCGGCTCTGCTGAGCGGCCGGCTGGGTGACACCGACTGGCCGCGGCTGACGCATGCCATCCAGACCATGAACGACATGCGGTTTGCCATCGATGACACGCCGGCCATGTCGTTGCTGGAGGTGCGTACGAAGGCCAAGGCCCACAAGCGCAAGCATGGGCTGGACGTGCTGATCGTCGACTACCTCGGGCTGATGACCGGCGGCGAGGAAAAGATGCGCACACAGCAGATCGGCGCCTACTCGCGCGGCCTCAAGGCGCTGGCCAAGGAACTGAACGTGCCGGTGGTCGCGCTGGCGCAGCTGAGCCGGAAGAACGAGGACCGGCCGGACAAGAAGCCGATCCTGTCCGATCTGCGCGACTCGGGCGATATCGAGCAGGACGCAGACGTCGTGCTGTTTGTGCACCGGCCGGAGATGTACGACCCGGGCAACGAAGCGCTGCGGGGCTACGCCGAGGTGCTGATCCGCAAGAACCGTAACGGTGCGCTCAGCGACGTGCCGCTGCTCTATCGCGGCGCCCTGACCAAGTTCGAGGAATGGACCGGCCCGCTGCCCATGCTCAGCCACGGCCCGGCCGTCCGGAAGCGCGGCATCGCCGCCGACCTGTGAGGAAACCCATGACCGACTTCTTCGCCACCGTGACGGCCCAGGACCGACCGGCCACTTCCGATCTTCCGACCTCAAATGAGGCGCTGAAAGTGGACAGCCCGGTCTGCAACGCCAACATCTTGGCCATCGACATCGGCACCACCACCGGTTGGGCGCTGGGCATGCGCGACGGGGCGCTGCACAGCGGCAGCGAGTCCTTCGCGCCGAAGCGCAACGACGGGCCCGGCCAGCGCTGGCTCAAGTTCGCCGCTTTCCTCGGTGAGCGCTCGCGCCAGGCCGGCGAGATCCAGGCGATCTACTACGAGCTGGTGCTGCGCCATACCGCAGTCCAGGCAGCGCACGTCTACGGCGGCTTTGAGGCGCATTTGCAAGCGTGGGCGGACCGCAACCGCGTGCGCCTCGTCGGGGTACCGGTGCCGGTTATCAAGAAGTCGGCCACGGGGCAGGGCAACGCCAATAAGGACGCCATGGTCGCGGCCATGCGCGGGCGCGGCCACCGCGTCGTGGACGACAACCACGCAGACGCCTTGGCGCTGCTCGAGTACGCACGGAAGCAGGAGGCATGATGGACAAGAACTGGAACGGCTACTGCACCTACTGTGGCGGCTTCGGCCACCGCGCATCGAGCTGCCGGCGTTGGAAGGGCGTTCGGCTGGCGAGGGCGGGGGTCTGACACCATGGCGCTGTATCGCGAGTTCGTCCTGAAGTCGCCGGGCATCTGGCCCACGGTGCTGGCCTTCATCAAGGCCAATGCCACGGCCTGCGCGGAAAAGGGCACACCCATCCGGTTGATCGTCACCTCGGACGAGCGGCGTCGGACGAAAGAGCAGAACGCCTACTACTTTGGCGTGGCGCTGCGCGACATCGCGGAACAGGCATGGGTCAACGGCGAGCAGTTCGGCACCGCCGCCTGGCATGAGCACTTCGCAGAACAGTTCGCACCCCGAGAAGAGTTGCGCTTGCCGAGCGGGCGCTTGGTGACGCGCCGCAAGTCCACCAAGGACTTCTCCGTCGCCGAGTTCAGCGAATACCTGACCAAGGTGCAGGCCAACGCCGCCAACGAGTACGGCGTTACGTTCGACGGAGTGCACGCATGACGCTGCCAAGAATCACGCAGTTCGGCCCCCGGCTCAAACGGGCGCGACTGGAAAAGGGATGGAGCGTTCGGCGCCTTGCTGAGATGTCAGGCGTCGATTTCCGGACCGTCTACTTGTACGAGGACGAGGCCAGATCGCCCAACATCGAGGCCGCGGTGCGGCTGGCCCAGACGCTCGATTGCTCGCTGGATTGGCTCTGTGGGCTGGACGAGCCGGCCCCCGTACAACCGACGTGCTGTAAAGCGGAAATACAACCTATCGGTTGTGAGGTCGAAGCATGACGCTGCCTGCCTTCATGTACCGCGACCCAGCCGAGGTCTACGAACAGAACGAGGCACGCAGCTGCAAAGGGTGTGTCTATGAACGCACGGCCCGGCTGATGGGCACCACGCACACGGTCTGCACGAAGCTGCTGCCGGGGGGGAAACGAAGAAATCACGGCAAGCGTTGCCAGTCTTACGGGGAAAAGAAATGACCGACAAACCGCTGTTCGCAGACGTCTCGCACGCGCTGCACGTCTCCTTCCTGGTGCTGTCCTTGCCGCCGCGCCAGAAGTCGCCGTTCAAGGCAATGCTGATCCAGGTGCTGGACAGCATCGAGAAACCGACCCGCGCGCAGCGCGAATGGCTGGCCCAGTTGACCGGCCCGGCCATGGACTACGATCCGGACCGGCTGACCATGGACGAATTCCGGGCGCAGTGCGCGATGGTGACGGACGCGGCGAAGACCCGGCTACCGTCGCCCGAATACGCGGCGGTGCTGGCGCGCTACGGGCACGGCACCGAAAAGCTGGCCGGCTGCCAGCGGCTGGCGGTGTACGCGCGGCGCTCCAGCGGGCTGACCGCGCTGCGGCTGCTGCTGGACCTGACCGCGCGGCACTACCTGCCCAAGCAGCAGCGGCAGGACCTGACCTTCCGCGCGCTCGCTGACAAGCACGGCGGCTCGCCGGCGGGCCTGTTCCGCGCGGCGCGCTGGATGGAGACCCATTTCCGGGCGCTGGAGAACCTGGCGATCGAGCGGCTGGAGCCGTCGTTCACGGCTCACGGGCTGGTCGCCGACCGTGCAGCGTGCGATTCGGCGGAAAGTGTTGCTGCGTAAGGGATGGCGGGCGGAAAGACCTTGATTTTTTGAAACAAGCGATGTAGATTGCACCCAGACTCACCGCCAGAGTCTCATAAGCCCGCGCCGGTCCCCGCCGACACGGGCTTTTTTGTATCTGCGTTGCCGGTTATCGTCCGCTACACTAGGCGCTCTTCCAAACCTCAAGGAGAGCCATATGGCTGATTTCAAAGTAGGCGACGTAGTGCATCTGAAGAGCGGCGGTCCGGCGATGACTATCGAAGAAATTGGTGACTACTCGCTCGATGATAGCGGCACGCTGAGTGCGAATTGCGTGTGGTTCGAGAACAAAAAGCGTGAGAGCGCGGTATTTGGTCTGCATACCCTGAAGATTTCCGACGCGAACTCCTGATTTACTGACGGGTTCGCTAGAAAGAGCCCCGCCGGGTCGCACCGCGCGGGGCTTTTCCATTACTGCGGCAAGGCGCAATAGGTCGCAACCAGCTTCGGCAGCAGTTGAAGCCACCCCCGGCCGGCGGTGGGGCATAACACCGGCAGCCTCCGACGTGACGTAAGCCGGTCTCCTGCCCGCTGATGGGGATCGCGGGTGTCTCACTGGCGACGGGCGGCGGCACTCCCAACTTCCACACCCATCGGACTACGCCATGGCCAAGCAGCGAGGGCGCTTGCCCATGCTAGGCGGCAGGGTGGCCCAGGCAGGTAGCCGCACCCCGACCATGCAGCCGGGCTCCTGGCGCACCAGCGCGCTGACTAGCGCCCAGCGTGGCTATGGCTACCGCTGGCAGCACGCGCGCGCGGCCCACCTACGTGAGCATCCGTTCTGCGAGTACTGCCTGAGGGAGCAGCGCATCGCGGTCACCACCGTGGCAGCCGTCATCCTTGAGTGCGCGGCACGCGGGCTGGCCCTGCCATATGGGAACGTGGTGGACCACCGCATCCCCCATAGGGGTGATGAGACGCTGTTCTGGGATCCGGCCAACTGGCAGACCCTCTGCGCCACCCACCACAGCCGTGACAAGCAGCGGCAGGAGAACGCATCATGATGCCGCCCCTCAAGACCAGGCACACCACCGCAGTGCTGGGTGCACCAGTGGACTGGGATCCTGCCAAGCAGGGCGAGTGCATCGGCTTGCCTGTGCACCGTGACGACCTGAACGGGCGCTGGCTCTCGTGGTATCAGCCTACCGAGCAGGACATTGCCAACATCCTGGCCGGCGTGCCGATTCGCCTGTCCGTCTATGGTCCGGGCCATCCGCCCGTGGCCATCGCAGTGACGGCGGGCACGGAGGGCTGATGAATGTGCGTCGAAGGGCACGAACAGTGTGCGCCATGCGCCTAAACGTGCACAGAGAAGCACAAGGAAGGGGCGGGGCGAAAGTCTAGGTGATCGATACGCCCTAGACCGCCCGTTCCCCCACGCAGAGGTTTTTTTCCTCCACCGGAATTTCAGCCCGGCTGGGTTATTGCGCAGAATCCGAAAAATGGCGAGACCGACATATAAACCGACTGTGGCAGCGCGTCGGAAGGTCGCTATTGCGGCTGGCGCGGGCATGTCGCACGAGGAAATCGCCATCGGACTGGGCATTTCCCGCAACACGCTGGAGAAGCATTTCGAGGCGGAGCTGTCGCACGGCGCGTACGCCAAGCGGCTGGAGGTCCTGGTGGCGATGCATGCGGCGGCCAAGCGCGGCAACGTGGCTGCGCAGAAGGCGTACACCGCAATGCCGCCGCCGCGCGCCGCTGCCACGCCGCTGCCGGCCGACGAGCCCGCCGCCGGCAAGGCCAAGACGCCGGCCAAGGGCAAGAAGGAGCAGGCGCACGCTGATGCGATGACGGCGCAGGCCGGCACCGACTGGCAGGACCTGCTGCCCGGCTCGGCCGCGCTGCAATGACGTGGGATCTGTCCTGTCCGGACTGGGAAGAGCGCCTGGCCGGCCGACGGTCACTGGTCCCGGACCTGCCGATCGATGTTGCGCGCGGCGAGCGTGCCGTGGCCGTGTTCAACAAGCTGCGGCTGGCGGACGTGCCGGGCACGCCGACGCTGGCCGATGCCGGCGGCGAGTGGTTCCGCGACATTGTCCGCGCGCTGTTCGGCTCGCTGGACCCTGTCACGCGCCAGCGCGCCATCCGCGAGCTGTTCCTGCTGGTGCCGAAGAAGAACAGCAAGACGACCAACGGCGCGCTGCTGATGCTGACCGCGCTGCTGCTTAACGAGCGGCCGAACGCGTCGCTGATCATGACGGCGCCCGTTCAGGACGTGGCGCAGCTCGCCTTTGACGCGGCGGCCGGCGCCATCGCGCTCGACGACGTGCTGTCCAAGAAGCTGCACGTGCGCGAGCACCTGAAGACCATCGTCCACCGGGAGACGAAGGCCGAACTGCAGATCATGTCGTTCGACCCGGCCGCGCTGACTGGCCAGAAGCCGGTGGCGGTGCTGGTGGACGAACTGCACGTGGTCGCCAAGATGAGCAAGGCGGCCAGCGCCATCCGTCAGCTGCGGGGCGGCATGCTGCCGTACCCGGAAGCCTTCCTGGCCTTCATCACCACGCAGAGCGAAGAGGCGCCGGCCGGAGTATTCCGCGCCGAGCTGCTGAAGGCCCGGGCGATCCGTGACGGCCGCCAGCGCGGCGCCATGCTGCCGGTGCTGTACGAACTGCCCGAGGCGATCCAGAAGAAGCAGGACGCCTGGCGGGATCCGGCGAACTGGTCGATGGTGACGCCGAACGCCGGCAAATCGATCACGATCGACCGCCTGGTGCAGGAGTTCGAGACGGCGCGCGACACCAGCGAGGAAGAGCTGCGCGCGTGGGCGTCGCAGCACTTGAACGTCGAGATCGGGCTGGCGCTGCGGTCCGACAGCTGGGCTGGGGCGCTGATCTGGGAGCAGCAGGCGCGCGCGGGCCTGACGCTGGCCGAGCTGATCCGCCGGTGCGAGGTAATCGACGTCGGGATCGACGGCGGCGGGCTGGATGACCTGCTGGGGCTGGCGGCTACGGGCCGCGACCGGGAGACCGGCGAATGGCTCGCCTGGTGCAAGGCGTGGGCCCACCCGATGGTGCTGGAACGCCGGAAGTCGGAGGCGCCAAAGCTGCTCGATCTGGAGAAAGCGGGCGAGATTGTGATCGTCGACCAGATCGGTGAGGACGTCGAGCAGCTGGCGCAGGATGTCCTGCTGATCTACGAGGCGGGCCTGCTGGACAAGATCGGCGTTGACCCGAGCGGCATCGGCGCCGTGCTGGACGCGCTGGTGGCGGCCGGTATCCCGGAGAAGAACGCCAACGGCGAAGACATGATCGTCGGCATCTCACAGGGCTGGAGGCTCGGAGGCACGATCAAGACCACCGAGCGGAAGCTGGCGGAGGGCGCGCTGTGGCATGGTGGCTCGGCGCTGATGAACTGGTGCGTGGGCAATGCCAAGGTCGAACCGAAAGGCAACGCAATCCTGATCACGAAGCAGGCCAGCGGGACGGCCAAGATCGACCCGCTGATGGCGCTCTTCAATGCGGTGGCGCTACTTTCACTCAACCCACAGCCGGCTGACGACCTGGCCGGCTTTCTGGCGAACCCGATCATCGTATGAACCAGACCAAGCAGACACTGCCCGCGCGGGTGAAATCCGCCCTCGCGGGAGGGCTGGCCGGCTGGCTCGGCGTGCCGATCGGCCTCGATTCGAGTGCATTCTGGGCGGCTTGGTTCGGTGGCCGCAACTTCACCGGGGAATCGGTCACGGTCAATTCGACGCTGCAGCTCAGCACGGCATGGGCATGCGTCCGACTGCTGGCAGACACCCTGTCGACGCTGCCGGTCAATGTGTACCGCGAGGACGGCGACACGAAGACGCTGGCCAAGGACCACGAGCTATACCGGCTCCTGCACGACCAGCCCAACGACAACATGACCGCCGCCGTCTTCTGGCAGATCTATGTTGCCTGCCTGCTCCTTTGGGGAGCCGCCTACGTAGAGAAGCGGCGCAATGTGTTGGGCAAACTATCTGCGCTGGACATCCTATTGCCGTCCTGCATGATGCCGCCGCGCATTCGGGATGACGGCAGCATCGAGTGGACCTACAACGATCCGATCCTCAAGAAGTCACGCGTCATTCCGGAAGCCGACCTGTGGTACCTGCCGGCTTTCACACTTGACGGGCTCAACCCGATTTCGCCAGTGCAGATGGGAGCGAACGTCTTCGGCGGAGCCATTGCTGCCGACCGGGCCAGCGCCTCCACGTTCAAGGACGGCATGAAGTCGGCCGGCCTGGTCACGATGGACGCCGTGCTGAAGCCCGGCCAGCGCGATGAGATCCGCGCGCACGTAAAGACCGTCAGCGACCAGGGCGGCTACATGGTGCTGGAGAAGGGCGCTGGGTTCGAGCAGCTGAGAATGAACCCGCAGGACGCCGAACTGCTGGCGACACGCGGCTTCAACGTCGAGGAAATCTGTCGCTGGTACCGCGTGCCGCCGTGGATGGTGGGCCATACGGAGAAATCCACATCTTGGGGCACCGGCATCGAACAGCAGATGATCGGCTTCGTGACGTTCAGCCTTCGGACGTGGGCGGTGCGCATTGAGCAGTCGGCCAAGAAGGACTTGATGACGCCGGTGGAGCGGGGCAAGTACTCGGTGGAGATCGCCATGGAGGGTCTCCTGCGCGGCGACAGTGCCTCGCGCGCGGCGTTCTATTCGCAGATGACTCAGAACGGCGTCATGACACGCGACGACTGCCGGAAGAAGGAAAACCTGCCGCCGATGGGAGGCAACGCTGCCGTCCTGACCGTGCAATCCAACATGCTGCCCATCGACAAGCTGGGCGAGAACAACCCGGCCGGCGCGGCGAAGGATGCGCTGACCACCTGGCTCAACTCGGAGAGCGGCGATGCAACGTAAAGCTGGCGCGTTCAAGACACGCGCGTTCGAATGGGACACCAAGGCCGTCAAAGATGACGGCCTTTTTTCTGGCTACGGCTCGGTGTTCGGTGTGGTCGACAGCTACCGCGAGGTGGTCGCGCCCGGGGCGTTCAAGAACAGCCTGGCCGAACTGGAGGCGAAGGGCAGGTCGCTGCCAATCCTCTGGCAGCACCGCACCGGGGAGCCGATCGGCGACTGGACGTCGCTGGCCGAAGACAACACCGGCCTGAAGGGTGACGGCGCTCTGTGGCTGGAGGATGCCCCCTACGCGAAGATCGCGTATCGCGGCATGAAGGCCAAGGCCATCACCGGCCTGTCGATCGGCTACTACGTGCGCGACGACAGCTTCGACGAGAAGACCCGCGTGCGCACGCTCAAGGAAGTGGAGCTGGTCGAGGTCTCGATCGTCACCGTGCCGGCCAACGATGCTGCCCGCATCGATGCCGTGAAGTCGGCCATCGCGCACGGCGCGCTTCCATCCCTTTCCGACTTCGAAGGGCTCCTGCGCGAGGCAGGCTTCTCGAAGTCACAGGCCGCGGTAATCGCCAACCGCGGGCTGAAACACCTGCTCCAGAGCGAGTCTGGCAGCGCGGCGAACGATGTGAATCGGCTGCTGGACAGCCTCAAATCCCTTTCATTCTGAGGAAGATCGCAATGAACACCACTTTCCAACGTCAAGGCGGCCTGCAACGCAAGGAAGCCGGCGGCAACCCCGAGCAGGTGATGGAGCAGGTCACCGCCGAACTGAAGCGCATCGGCGACGAGGTGAAGTCGGCCGGCGAGCAGGCCATGAAGGAGGCCAAGAAGGCCGGCGACATGACGGTCGAGACCAAAACCAAGGTCGACGAGCTGCTGGTGAAGCAGGGCGAACTGCAGGCGCGCCTGGACGACGCCGAGAAGAAGCTGCTGCGCCGTGGCTCGGGCGAGCCGGACGGCGTGAAGTCCGTCGGTCAGGACTTCGTCGACTCTGAGGCCTATAAGGCATATGTCGCCGAAGGCAATTACAAGAAGGGCTTCAGCCACCAGGTGAAGGCGGTGGTGACGATCACCTCCGATCCGGCCGTGGCAGGCGATACCATCGCGCCGGACCGGCTGGCGGGCATCCAGACGCCGCCCCAGCGTCGCCTGACGGTGCGCGACCTGCTGACGCCGGGCCGCACGAACTCGAACCTGATCCAGTACGTCAAGGAAACCGGCTTCCAGAACATGGCCGCGACCGTGGCGGAAGGCACCAAGAAGCCGCAGTCGGATCTGACCTTTGATCTGCTGGCACAGGCGGTGGTGAAGATCGCTCATTTCGTGAAGGCTTCGACTGAAATCCTGGCCGATGCCCCGATGATGCAGAGTTACATCGATGGCCGGCTGCGCTATGGCCTGGCATTCAAGGAAGAAGCGCAGCTGCTGATGGGTTCGGGCGTGGGCAACAACCTGAACGGCATTTACACGCAGGCGACCGCCTATGTTGCGCCGATCACGATTGCGAGCCCGACCCGCATCGACGTGCTGCGTCTGGCTCTGCTCCAGGCCGAACTGGCCGAGTACCCGTCCACCGGCATCGTGCTGCACCCGTCCGACTGGGCAGCCATCGAGCTGACCAAGGACACCACCGGCAACTACATCTTCGCGAATCCGCAAGGTGTGGCACAACCCGCGCTCTGGGGCCGCCCGGTGGTGGCCACCCAGGCCATGACGGTCGACACGTTCCTGACCGGTGCCTTCAAGCTCGGCGCGCAGATCTTCGACCGCCAGCAAGCTGCGGTGATGGTGGCGACCGAGAACGAGGACGACTTCGTGAAGAACATCGTCACGATCCTCGTTGAAGAGCGTCTCGGCCTCGCCGTGTACCGCCCGGAAGCCTTCGTGAAGGGCGACATCACGCCGGCGTAATCGCGCCGCCCGCAATGCCTCCGGCTTCGGCCGGGGGCTCAGGAGACCCGACATGATCAAAGTGAAAGCACTGAGCCGGTTCGTGCACCACCACATCGACGCCAGGCCCGGCGAAGAAGTCGAGGTGAGCGAGGCGCTCGCCAAGGATCTGGCCAAGGTAGGCCTGGTCGAAGACCCGGAAAAGAAACGGGCTACCGCCGCACGCGAAGCCCGCGAGGAACAGGCACGGCAGGAAGCCGAGGAACAGGCAGCCCGGGCCAAGGCTGCCGCCGAAGAGCAGGCCCGAAGGGACGAGGAAGCCCGGCTTGCGGCGGAAGAGGCGTCACGCCGTGAGGGGGAAGAGCGCGCCGCAGCAGAGGCACGGGCAGCAGAAGAAGCCGCTGCCGCTGCAGCAGAAAAGGAAAAAGCCGCGCCGCCGCCGGCCAACAAGAAGGCGCCGGACCCCAAGAACAAGGGTGCCTGACATGCCGATCCTCGCTCTCGACATGGTGAAGTCGCACCTGCGGGTTACGTGGCCGAACGAGGATCAGCTGATCGGCCTGTACCTGGCCGCCGCCGAAGGCTCCGCCGCTTCGTTCCTGAACCGCAAGGTCTATCCAGACCAGGACGCGCTCGAGGCGGCGGTGCTGGCCGAAACGGCCGGGGATGACCCGATGGTCGTCAATCCGGAGATTCAGGCGGCCGTGCTGCTGACCGTCGGCCACCTGTACATGAACCGCGAGGACACGATTGTCGGCGCCACGGTGGCGGAGCTGCCGCGCGGCGCGCTCGACCTGCTGCAACCATACCGCGTGGGGCTGGGCGTATGAGGGCCGGCCAGCGCAGTGAGCTGGTGCAGATCCAGCGCCCGGCCGAAGGGCAGGACGAGTTCGGGCAGCCGGTCGCCGGCTGGGTGACGGTCACCGAGGCGTGGGCGAGCATCGTGCACCGCACCGGGCTGGAGGTGATCCGGGCGGATGCGCCGGCCTCGCTGGTGCAGGCCAGCATCCGGATCCCGGCACCCGCCGCCGCTGGCGTGACGAACGCCATGCGCGTGCTGTGCGCGGACGGCACTGCCTACAACATCAAGGGCGTGCTGCCGGACCGGGTGAAGCGCGAGTTCGTCGATCTGGTGTGCGAGACGGGAGCGTCCGATGGCTGATTCCGCCGAATCGATCATCGTGGCCGCACTCGCCGGCCTGAACGTGAAGGTCTACCCGGACGTCGCTCCGCCTGGCTCGATCGGCCCGTACATCACCTACCAGGCTGTCGGCGGACAAGACACCAACGGGCTGGACGGCCCGGCGGATCTGCAGAACGCTCGCATGCAGGTGAACGTCTGGGCGCCCACGCGCGGCGCGGCGGTCTCCATCATGCGCTCCGTATTCGCTACGCTGACGGATTCTGCCGTGGGGGGCATCCCCATCGGCGCGCCGGTGAGCACCTACGAAGCCGACACGAAGCTCTACGGCAGCAGGCTTGATGTTTCGATTTGGTGGAAGCCATGACGCGATCTTTAGTGACTGCGGACGACGTTCGGGCCGCCTTTGACTATGACCCGTCAACGGGCTGTCTCACGTGGCGGGTAGCCCTGTCCTCGCGGGCGAAAGTAGGCGAAGAGGCCGGGAGCATCTACGGATCAACCGGGTATAGATACGTGGGTATCGGCGGCCGGTACTACCTCGTGCATCGGGTGATCTGGCTGTGGGTGTACGGCGTGTGGCCGTCCCACACGGTCGACCATATTGACTGCAACCGGCTGAACAACCGAGTCGCAAACCTGCGCGACATCCCGCAAGTTGAGAACGCGCAGAACCGTCGTCGCGCAGATTCGGACAGCGTCCATAGCAAGTATCTCGGAGTGACGCGAGAAGGTGGGCGATGGAAGGCGCAGATCTCGAATAACGGCAAGTCGATCTATATCGGGCGCTTCGATTCCGAGGTCGACGCCCACGAAGCATTCCTCGCCCAGAAGCGCCTCCTTCACAAGGGCTGCACCATTTAGCAATCCTGTCTCCTTGCCGTTTCTCCCTCGCCCGCCCTGCGCGGGCTCTTTCATCTCGAAGAGGTCAACATGCCATCTACCGCAATCTCCGCGCAGGGCTCGAAACTGGAAGTCTCCGGCACGACCGGCGCGGCCAAGTCCATCACCGGCGTTGCCGTCGGCTTCCCCACGATCATCACCTCGGCGGCGCACGCGCTGACGAACGGCGACGTCGTGACGCTGGCCGGCCTGACCGGCGCCGACGCGGCGACCCTGAACGGCCAGACCGTGGTGGTCAAGAACGTGACGGCCAATACCTTCGCCGTCGAGGTCAACACGGTGGGAAAGACCATCACCGCGGCCGGCACGGCGACGCCCGTCACCTGGACGAAGATCGAGAACCTGATCTCGTTCAACGGCTTCGACGGCCAGGCCAGCGAGCTGGATGTCACCGATCTCGACTCGACGGCGAAGGAATTCATGCTCGGCCTGCAGGACTGGGGCTCGTTCACCTTCGACGTGAATAAGGACTTCAACGACGCGGGCCAGCAGGCGGTGGACGCCGCGAAGCGCGCCGGCACGAAGCGGTCCTACAAGCTCACGCTGCCCAACGGCAAGACGAAGACCTTCGACGCCTACTGCAAGAACAGCCCGCTGGAAGGCGGCGTGGATCAGGTGCTGAAGACCTCCGGCGTGACGCTGCGCATCACCGGCGATGTGGTGGACGCCTAACATGACGATCCTTTCGAAAGCAGCAATCCTGGCCGCGGCGGACCTCAAGACGGAAGACGTCGAGGTCCCCGAGTGGGGCGGCAGCGTGCGTGTCGCCGTGATGTCGGGCCTCGCGCGCGACAACTGGATCAGCCGCCAGGGCGACGGCAAGGTGCCCTACAGCGTCTTCACCGCGCGCGTGCTGGTGTCCACGGTGGTCGACGAGGACGGCCAGCCGGTCTTCGATGAAGCCGACATCGAGACGCTGCGCGGGAAGAACCAGGCCGCGATGGATCGGGTGCTCGCCGTGGCTCTGCGGCTGAACGGCCTGGCGGCCACCGCGGTGGAGGAAGCCGAAAAAAACTCCGACGCCGCCCAGAGCGGCGATTTTGGTTCCGGCTCGCCCTCGCCCTCGGAAAGTCAGTAGGCCAGGCGCAGGCGGAGATCCCCAGCGCGGAGTTCGTCGAGTGGATGGCGTTCTACCAGCTGGAGCCGTGGGGCAGCCACTACGACGATCTCCGGGCCGGCACGATCGCCTCGATGGTGGCGAACGTCCACCGGAACCCGAAGGCGGCGCCGGACCCGTTCCGCGCGTTGGACTTCATCCCGTGGAATGATTACCACAGCGCCGCCAACGATGCCGATCCGATCCTGCTGGACGATCCTGACGCGCAGGCGGATCTGATCGAGCGGGTGATGTTTCCGAAGAGGTCGTGATGGCGCGGAAGAACTTCGAGGTGGAGAACGCCCAGGCGCTGCGGGACACGCTGCTGGCACTCGATACGGTCGCGAGCGAGTCGGTGCTGCGGCAGGCCGCTGTGGCCGGCGCGCGCGAGATCTTCACCGAGGTGAAGCTGCGCGCGCCTGTCGACAAGGGCATCTACGAAGGGAAGCAGGGTCCGCACCCGCCTGGCTTCCTGCGCAGCCACATCATCATTGCCTACGACGACGAGATGTCGGTGCCCGGCCGGATTGCCTCGTATCTGGTGACCTGGTCGAAGGAGGCGTTCTATGGGCGCTTCCTGGAGTTCGGCACGTCGAAGATGGCGGCCCAGCCTTTCCTGCGCCCCGCGTTCGAGGCAAAGAAGGGCGCAGCGGCGGCAGCAGTGGACGAAGTGATCCAGACCAAAGTAAAGGAATTGACCCGTGGCCAATGACACTATCGTCCGCGTCACCGCTGATGCCAGCGGCTACAGCGCCGGCATGGACGCGGCGAAGCGCAGCCTGGACAACTTCCTCAGTTCGCAGGAGGCTGCCGCGCGCCGCACCAAGGCCGCCCAGGACGCCATCGCCGAGGCAGCGAAGAACGGATCGGACGCCAGCGCGCGGGCGATCAACGCCTTCGTCAGCCAGACGGCACGCATGGCCGACACCGTCGGCAAGACGAAGATCCAGCTGCTGGAGCAGAAGGCCGCCCAATTAGGCGTCACCGATGCGGTCTCCGACTACATCTCCAAGCTGAAGGCGGCCGAGCAGGCGGCCGGCGGCGGCAGGCGCGTGCAGGAAGCGCTGGACGGAGTCGGCATGTCGGCCCGGCAGACCGCCGCAGCGATGCGCATGGTGCCGGCCCAGATGACCGACATCGTGACGCAGCTTGCCGGCGGCCAGAGCCCGCTGCTGATTCTCACGCAGCAGGGCGGGCAGCTCCGCGACATGTTCGGCGGCATCGGGCCCGCCGTGCGCGCTGTGGGTACTACCGTTGCCGGCCTGATCAACCCGTTCACGCTGAGCGCTGCGGCGGCCGGCGCGCTGGCGTACGCCATCTCGCAGGGCGCGAGCGAGTCGAAGGCGTTCAACCAGGCGCTGATCATGACCGGCAACTATGCCGGGCTGTCGGCGGACCAGTTGGCGACCATGTCGGCCACCGTGAGCCGCACCATTGGCACACAGGGCCAGGCCGCCGAGGTGCTGGCCAAGATCGCGGCCACGGGCAAGATCGCCGGCGACCAGATCGTAGCCATCGGCATTGCCGCCGAGGCGATGGAAAAGGCCACTGGCACGGCCGTCGACAAGACGATCGAGCAGTTCGTGCAACTGGGCGACGAGCCGGTGAAGGCGTCGCTGAAGCTGAACGAGCAGTATCACTACCTCACGGCGGCGGTCTACGACCAGATCGTGGCGCTGGAAGAGCAGGGGAAGAAGGACCAGGCCGCCGCGCTGGCCCAGCAGGCGTACGCTGAGCAGATGAAGGCGCGCGCCGACAAGGTGATCGGTAACCTCGGTTACATGGAGCGCGCTTGGAACGCTGTCACCGGCGCGGCGAAGGGCGCTTGGGATGCCATGCTGGGGCTGGGCCGGGCCGCCACGCTGGACGAGATTCGCAACAAGATCACCGGTGTGCAGAGCCAGATCGCCGATCTGGAGAAGGGCGGCGGCTTCGCCAGCAACGAGGGCGGCGCAGCGTTCGGCTCCGGCGCGCGGGCGCGCGTTGCGCAGATCCAGCGGCTCCGGGAGGAACTGTCGAAGCTGCAGTCGCAGGCCAAGCCGCTCGAGGACGCTGGCACGCAGGCCACCGCTCAGGCCGCCAACCAGCGCCAGCAGGACGCGATGATCTCTGCGAAGACACGGCTTGACGCACAGGCCAAAGCCACGCGTTCGCGCGCCGACCAGCGCAAAGACGAGATCGACCAGCTCAAGCGCGACGCCGAGACGGTCGGTATGGCCGCCGATGAGTACAACAAGCGCGTCGCGGCGATCGAGGAAAAGTACAAGGATCCGAAGACCCGGACGGCCAAGCCCAAAGCCTATCAGGACGACGCGGCGACGAAGTTCCTCCAGCAGCTCCGCGATCAGGACGCCGCCACGCGCGCGGCGCTGGAGTCGAGCGAGAAGCTGACCGCGGCCGAGCGCCAGCAGGCCGAGTTCCTGCAGAAGATCGGCGACCTTAAGAGCAAGACGATCCTGACGGCCGAGCAGAAGAGCCTGCTGGCCAACCAGGACCAGATCAAGGTGCAGCTGGCCCAGAACGTCGAGAATGAGCGCGCGCTGAAGCTCAAGACCGACATCACGAAGCTGGAAGAACGGTCGGCCGCCGTCAACGCCCAGATCGGCAACTACCAGAAGTCGCAGGCCGAGCAGTACCAGCGACAGGTGGACGCGCTGGGCAGGGGCAGCGAGGCGCAGAAGCAGGCCGAGGCGGTGCGCTCGATCTACCGCGAGTACGAAAACCTGCAACTGCAGCTGGAGAAGGCCACGCCCGAGGCGGCACGCAACTCCGCCGCCTACACGAAGGCGCAGGACGACATCCGCGCTGGGCTGGATCGGTCGTTGCAGGACTATGACGACTACTACGCCTCGCTGCGCGAAAAGCAGGAGAGCTGGGTCAACGGCGCGACGGAGGCCATGGCCAACTATGCAGAGTCATCGCGCAACGCCATGGCGCAGAGCAGCAACGCCGCGACGAACGCATTCAAGCGCATGGAGGATGGCATCGTCACCTTCGCCACGACGGGGAAATTCAACTTCGGCGATTTTGCTCAGTCGGTCATCGCCGACCTGATCCGCATCCAGGCGCGCGCGGCGCTTTCTGGGCTGTTCACCCAACTGGGCGGCTTGATCATGGGAGCGGCGGGCGGCGCTGGCGGGACAGATACTGGCACGGCTGGGATCTCCAGCACTTCGCCCGTCGATATGTCTTCGGTGCAGGGCATCGAGTTGCGCGCGACCGGCGGCCCGGTGAATGCCGGTCAGCCTTACATAGTCGGTGAGAAAGGTCCGGAGATGTTCGTGCCGCCGGCTTCCGGGAACATCCTGCCCAACGACGCGCTGGGCGGAGCGGGCGCCGCCGGTGGCGGTGATGTGATGATCGTCCAGCACATCAACGTCGACAGCCGGTCTGACCAGGCTTCCATCATGCAGGCGATGGTGCAGGCGAAGAACGCGGCCGTTGCAGAGGTGAAGCAGAACCTATCGCGCGGCGGCGACATCCACCAATTGGCCCGGAGGTGAAGCATGGCAACTCTCGACTGGCCAGCTGATCTTGTACCGTCGAAGACCACGTGGGGCCTCCAGTCGAACACGGAGACCTTCATCTCTCCGCTGAATAGATCGGTCCAAACGGTAGAGCGCCCCGGCGCTCGGTGGAAGGTTGCGCTCGAGTTCCCGCCGATGGACGCGATCCAGACCGGGCGGCTGCAAGGGTTCCTAGCTTCCCTGGGCGGTATGGCGGGGCGCTTCACGCTGTGGCCGCATGGTCGCCCCGGCGGTTCCGCGTTTGCGCCACTTGTGACCGGCACGATGACAAACTTCCGGGAGCTGCCGACGAAGTCATGGCCAGTTAGCACGCTGGTGCTGCGCGCCGGTGACTATCTGGCCGTCGGCGGTGAACTGAAGATTGTCACCGCTGACGTCTCCAGTAGCGCGGGAGGATTGGCCACAGTGCCGGTGGCGCCTCCATTCCGCAATGCACCGGCGAACAACGCGGCCATCACGCTGAACAAGCCGCGCGCCACGATGATGCTGACGGCCGACGAGTACTCGGTGTCGATGTTGCCCGGCCGCATTGCCGAATCAATTGTGGTCACCGCCGCGGAGATTTTCTGATGAACCGGAGCATGGACGCCGGGACGGCGGCGGGAGTGATCGCCAGCCATGTCCCCTATCTCTTCTTCGTGAGAATGGATTTCTCCCAGCCGCTATGCGTTTGTAGCGCGTCGTACGACGTGTTCTGGAACGGGATCAACTGGGTAGGACTGGGCACGCTGGGGAACATCGAACCGATTCAGGAGCAAGCGAGTCTTGAAGCGATCGGCATTCGCCTGACACTTTCTGGTGTGCCGAGCGAACTGATCGCAATCACGCTGGGCGAGCAATACCAGGGCCGACCGTGCCAAATCTGGTTCGCGCCGTTGCGGGACGATATGCGGCTACTGGTCGATCCGGTCCGGCTCTTCTATGGGCGCATGGACACCATGGATACCGAAGTGGGTGACACGGCGACCATCACTGTGTCTGCCGAGTCGAGAATGGCCTCGTGGGATCGACCCAAGATCCGCCGCTACAACAACGAAGACCAGCAGGGCCGCTACGCCGGTGATCGTGGCTTTGAGTACGTGGCGCAGATGGTGGAAAAGAACTTGCTTTGGGGGCGTTGATGCAGCGCATGAGCGACTGGCCAGAGCGACTGGCCACATTCATTGAAGCCCGCCGCGAGCGGGCCTTTTCTTGGGGAGACTCGGACTGTTGCCTCTTCGTCTGCGACGGCATCGAAGCCATGACTGGGACCGATCCGGGCGAGCGTTGGAGGGGTCTGTACCAATCGGAGAAGGGCGCGCGTCGCGTCCTGCGGGACAACGGTGGTGTCGCAGGCCTGGCCAGTCTCATCCTTGGCTCACCGCGCCCTCCTGCTTTGGCTGGCCGTGGCGACGTGGTGCTGATCGACACACCGGGCGGCGAAGCACTGGCGCTCTGCGTCGGGGCGAATATCGTCGCCCAAGGCGTGGCCGGTCTCGAATTTCACCCCATTAGTGCTGCGAAAGCAGCCTGGAAGATTTAGGAGACAGTCTATGCCAGCAGCAGCTGCCGCGGCGGTGGCCGCCGCCGTTGCAGCTGCCGGAACAACTGCGGCAGTTGTTGCGGTGGCCTATACGATTACATACGCCGTGGTGGCGTTGGCCATTTCGTTCGCCGTGGGTGCCCTGATGGGCGCTATCTTCAAGCCGCGTTCCAACAATGGCTTCGCAGCGGAGGCGCAAGGCCGAACGCAGGTTGTCCGCTCCAACGTGCAGCCTCGCAACATGATCTACGGCCGGGCGATGACATCCGGGCCGCTGATCTTCGCCGCAAGTACAGATGCTCCGGGCAAGACGAATCAGTATATGCACCTCGTCATCGCCTTGGCGGATCACGAGTGCGACGCAGTGGAAGAGGTCTATCTCGGCGAATCACCTGTGGGCGCTCTGGATCCCAACGGCTATGTGCTGACCGCGCCATTCAAGAAGATCCAGATGGTCAATCGGCGGTTCAGCCAGGCTGTGCCGATGGGAGAGACCACGGCGGTGCTGTCTCCGGGCGAGGCAATCCACAAGATCATCTCGATCGAAACCTTTGGTGGCGAGAACTACGCGGGCTCGGTGAACTTCTCGTTCACGCCCGACTCGATGTCGGTCACCGTCACCGACATTGAGCCCGGTGTCAACAAGGTGATCATGGAGTACGAAGCGGAGGTCGGTTCCCCGCTGGTGCGCGTGAGAACACACCTCGGCTCGCCATATCAGGAGGCCGACCCGGTGATGGTGTCTGAGATTCCTGGCTGGACGTGGACACACCAGCTGCGTGGCGTCTGCTACCTATATGTGCGGCTGGAATACGACATCGACGTGTTTCCCAACGGCCTGCCGAATATCAAGGCCCTGGTGCGCGGCAAGAAGGTGCTGGATCCCCGCGTCGGTACCGTCGCGTGGAGCGACAACTGGGCGCTGTGTGTCAACGACTACCTGCGGGACGAGCGGGGCTTCGGCTGCACCGATACCGACGTCGACGTTCAGTCCGTGATCATTGCGGCGAACATCTCGGACGAGTACGTGGCGGTCGCGCCGGAGCGCTACCAGCGCAGCTACAGCTGCAACGGCATCGTCATGCTGGATAAGTCGCCGCGCGACAACCTCGCGGAGATGGTCACGGCCGGCGGCGCCACTGTGACGATCACCGGTGGTGTTTTCCGGGTCTTCGCCGGTGCCTACGACCTCGCGACCGTGACGCTTACGGAGAGCGACCTGCGCGGCCCGGTGAAGGTCCAAGCGCGCACGCCGCGCCGGGATCTCTTCAACCGCGTCAAGGGAACCTTCATCAATCCGTCAAACAGCTGGCAGCCGAGTGACTTCCCGGCCGTCGAGAACCCGCTGTATGCCCAGCAGGACGGCGAGGTGATCAACCGCGACATTGAGCTGCCATTCACGACCGACTCCTTTCAGGCCCAGCGCCTAGCGAAGATCATCCTGGAGCGGTCGAGGCAGGGCATCGTCGTCGACTTTCCCGCGAAGCTTACGGCGTTCCCGCTGACCGCCTACAGCACCGTCAAGGTCACGCTGCCGAAGTTCGGCTGGTCGGAAAAGGTTTTCCGCGTCATGTCGTGGAAGATGTCCGACGACGGGGGCATCGACCTGATGCTGAACGAGGAAGCCGCGGCGGTCTATGACTGGGCCTACGGCGACGCGACTGTGGTGGACCCGGTACCGGACACGAACCTGCCGGACCCCTTCAAAGTCGAGACGCTGGGGGCGTTCACGCTCGATTCTGGGGAAGACCAGCTTGTCATGGGCGGCGGCGGCCAGGTGGTCACGCGGATCCTCGCTAAGTGGCCGCCGGTGGTGGACGCGGCGGTATCCCAGACGGGACGCATCGAGCTGGAGTACAAGACGCTCGAAGCCGAGACCTGGAGCGCGCTTGCGCCAGTGAGCGCGAGCACCACCAGCATCTACATCTCGCCCGTCGAAGACGGCGGCCGGTATCTGGTGCGCGGGCGAGTGGTTTCAGGCATCGGCGTGCGCAGCCCGACCTGGACGTACTCGGCTCTCCACACTGTGGTCGGCAAGCTCGCGCCACCGGGGAACCTGACGGGGCTGTCCCTGGCCGCCATCAACGGTTTCGCCAACCTGACGTGGGACGCGGCCGAGGAATTGGATGTCCGGGTGGGCGGGCAGGCGCGGATTCGCCACACGACCGACACGGAGCAGCCGAGCTGGGGAAGCGCCATCGACATCGGCGGCTATATCTCCGGTGCGGCGAACTCGGCGCAGCTGCCGCTGCTCTCCGGCGTCTACTTGGCCAAATGGATCGACTCGACGGGCCACGAGTCACCGAGTGCGACCATGGTGGCGACCACCGCGCCGTCGCTGAGCAGCCTGAACATCGTCGCGGCGGTGATCGAGCAGCCGGCATTCGCTGGCGCGAAGTCGAACATCGTCTACGACCCTGCGCTCAACGGCATCAAGCTGGTCGGCTCCGGCCTGATCGATGATCAGGGGCTGAGCGACGCCGGCGGCCTGTGGGATAGCCAGGGCGCGATCGATGGGCTGGGGCTGATCGACACGGTCGTGGGGGCGGGCGGCTGGGGGCTGATCGACTCGCTCGACGGCATCGTCCCCAGTGGCACATACCAGTTCGCCAACACGTTCGACCTCGGTGCGGTGGAGAAGTCGCGCCTGACGGCAACGATCGATGCGATCTCGTTCGACACCGGTGATCAGATCGACTTCCGGTATGACCTCGTCGACACGTGGGAGTCTATCGACGGCAACCGCATCAGCGACACCGTCGTTTCGCTCTATGTGCGCACCACGAACGACAACCCGGCAGGCTCGCCAGTTTGGGGGGAGTGGCAGCACTTCGCGATGGGCGACTACGAGGCGCGCGCGTTCCAGTGGAAGGTTGAGCTGGAAAGCGGCTCGACATCGCACAACGTGGTCGTGACGGGCCTGACGGTCAATATCGACATGCCGGACCGTAGGGAGTCGGCGCGCGATGTCATCTCTGGCGCAGGCGCCAAGGTCATCACCTTCGACAAGGACTTCCGAATCCCGCCCGTGCTGGGCATCACGGCCCAGAACATGGGGCAGGGCGACTACTTCGTCATCACCGGCAAGGCCGAGTTTGGATTCACTATCACCTTCTACAACGCCGCAAGCACTCCCGTGTCGCGCAAGTTCGACTGGGATGCTGTTGCCTACTAACGCGAGAGGAAAGCATGTCCCAACATGACATGGACGTTGCCAACCAGAATGGTGCAGCGTTCCGCGCCGACATAAACCAAGCACTACAGGCGCTGGCCAGCACGAATTCGGGATCGGTACAGCCGACCACGACCTTCGCATATCAGTTCTGGGCGGACACCAACGCCGGGCTGCTGAAGATGCGGAACGCCGCGAACAATGCATGGATCACCATCGGCCTGCTGGGGGTTCCGAACCTTGGACACATCCTCCCCGGAACGGTCGTTTTTCATGCTAAGAGCGCGGCGCCAGCCGGCTATCTGAAGGCCAACGGCGGTGCCGTATCGCGCAATACCTACGGAGATCTGTTCGCCGAGATCGGGACGACCTTCGGCGCCGGGGACGGCTCGACGACCTTCAATCTGCCGGATCTTCGTGGGGAGTTCGTTCGAGGATGGGATGACGGTCGCGGCCTCGACACCGGACGCGGGTTCGGTACTTTGCAGACCGAGATGATTGGACCGCACACCCACAACACTATTGCCGCTGCATCTGGCGTCACGGGCGGCGCTGAAAGCATTGCATATATGCCCGGCGATAACAACGGGTTGCATGTGGTGATCAGTAACGGCTCACACGGCGTGCAGCCAAACACCGGCACGGAGAATCGCCCGCGCAACGTCGGCCTGCTGGCCTGCATCAAGTACTAAGGACTCCCATGGACATCTTCAACTACCACCCGAAGACCGGCGAGTTTCTGGGCGCCGGCGTTGCCGAGCCGAACCCTCTGGAACCGGACGACCCGCTGGTGCCGGGCTACGCGACCACCGTGGCCCCGCCGCAGGCAGAGGAACGCCGCGCTCCGGTCTACCGCAACGCCGGGGGACTGCCGCCCCAGAACTGGCCGGAGGGTTCCTGGTCGCTGGTGCCAGACTACCGCGCCGTGCCGCTGTTCCGCACAGCCGACGGTTCCGCGTTCGGGCTGGGCGACGAGTACAGCGGGCTGGGCGATCTGCCGGCTTTTTTGACGGATGAGGCGCGACCCGGTCCTGCCTATAAATGGGTTGCCGACGAATGGGTGCTGGACGAGCAGCTGGAGACGCAGCAGCTCACCGCGCAGGCGCTCGCGCAGCGTGATGCGCTCCTGGCCGAGGCCGACCAGTTGATCGCGCCGCTGATGGATGGCTTCGTGCTGGACGAACTCACGCCGGAGGAAGAGATCCGCCTGAAGGCGCTGAGCCAGTACCGCAAGGCGCTGCGCGCGGTGAACGGCCAGGCTGGCTTTCCGCGCACCATCAACTGGCCGGTGAAGCCGGCGTAGCACCCGCCGCGTTCTGTACCGGCCGCCTTCGGGCGGCTTCTTCATTTTCAGGGGTTCACCATGACGATCGGTATGTCCACCGCCCTGCGCAACGCGCGCCTCGACGCAATCACCACGGCCGCCGGCGCCAACGCGAAGCTGCGGCTATACACGGGCACCCGGCCGGCGACCGGCGCGGCGATCACTTCGCAGACGCTTCTGGCCGAGATGACCTGCGGCGCGACGTTCGCGCCGGCGGCTTCCGGCGGCGTGCTGACCCTCAATGCCATTACCGGGGACTCGTCGGCGGACGCCAGCGGCACGGCCACGTGGGCCCGCCTCCTGAAATCCGACGGCACGACGCACGTGCTCGACATGGACGTCGGGACCAGCGGCGCCGATTTCAACATGAACTCCAACGTGATCTCCGCCGGCGCGGCGGTCAGCATCACCTCGGCCACGTTGACCGAATCGAACGCATAAACCATCCAAGGGGAGGGCGGCTGTGACAACTGTTGTCCTCACGATCGGCACCACCTGGACCGTCCCCGCTGACTGGGTGTCGGCTGGCAGCCTGATTGAATGCTGGGGCGGCGGTGGTGGCGGCGATTCGCAGGGGAATAACAACGGGGCGGGCGGCGGCGCTGGCGCATATTCGGCGGTCGCCAACCTGAGCCTGACGCCGGGGGCATCCATCGCTATCCGCGTCGGGTCAGCAGGCACGGCCGGCGGGCCATCTGCCACAGCCCTGGCGGGCGGCGACACCTGGTTCAACGGCGCCACCCTCGCTGGCTCGTCTTGCGGCGCGAAAGGCGGCGGGCCGGCATCCTCCAACACAGCGGGCACGGGCGGCGCGCTGGCCAGCGGCATCGGCACGACGCGAACCGCTGGTGGCAACGGCAATACCGGGACGGGCGGGCGCGGTGGTGGGGGTGGTGGCGCCGGGTATGCCGGCGGCAATGGCACGGCTGGCGGCGCAGCTGCCGGGAGCACCGGCGGCACGGGCGGTGCCAGTGGTTCCACGACCGGGGGCGCGGGCGGCACCGCCTCGGCGGTCGGCCAGGCCGGGACAGCCAATGCCAACGGCGGGTCAGGCGGCGGTGGTGGTGGCGGAACAGGATTCGCCGACGGCGGGGCGGGCGGTCTGCCTGGCGGTGGCGGCGGGGGGATGGGCGGCGGCGCCTCCACCAACCTCGCTGGTGCTGGTGCCGGCGGGCAGATCCGTATCACCTACACCCCGGCGGCGAGTGCCACCGGGACGATCGCCGCGACGCTCGGCGGCGCCACGGCTGCGCTGGCCGGGAGCCTGCAGTTCACCGGCACTGTTTCGCGCACGCTGGGATCTGTAGCGCTCGCAGCGACCGGCGGGCAGTCGTTCACCGGTTCTGTTGCGAAAACACTGGGCAGCGTCACGGCTTCGGTGTCGGGTGGGCAGACCTACAGTGGCTCGATCGGGGCAGCGCTGGCCGGCGTAAGTGCGGCGATTGCCGGCATGCAGGCTGTCTCGGGCGCGGTGTCTGCCGCGGTGGGCGGCGTCACGGCGGCCGTGGCCGGCAGGCAGACGCTGTCCGGATCGACCGCTGCGGCGCTGGCAGGCTCCGCCGGCGCGCTGTCCGGCATCCAGACGCACAGCGGGGCCGTGGCAGCGAGTCTCGGACCGCTGACCGCCTCCCTGTCGGGAATCGTCCTCGACGGGGCGGGCGGTGTCATTGCCGCAACACTGGCGCCCGCCACCGCCTCGTTCGCTGGGCAGCAGACCATGGCCGGCACCCTCGCGCCAGTGCTGGGCGGCTTGGCGCCGGCTATCAGCGGGTCCCAGACGATCGCCGGCACCTTGTCGGCCACACTCGCGCCGGCGGCGGCGAACTTCACCGGCCTGGCGGCAGACGGCCTCGCCGGCGTGCTGGCCTCGACTTTGGGCGCCACGGTGGCCAGCATCGCCGGGCGCCAGACGCTCAGCGGCGCGCTGTCCGCCGTGCTGGCGCCGGCCACGATGCAGGCCAGCGGGATGGTGGTCGGCGAAGACAGCGGCCCTGCCGATCCTGCCGTGGTCGTGGTGCCGGCCGAGCGGCGGGTGGCCAAAGTGCCCGCAGAGAGTCGCCTGTACGTGGTGCCAGCAGAATCCCGCGCAGCGGCCGTGGCCGCTGAGCCGCGCGCCGCGCGCGTCGAGCATGAAACGAGAGGACTGGAGATACCAGGATGACCACAGCATTCCCGCCGAAGGACCCGGCCGCCGTCCTCGACTACCAGGTGGACTGGTCGGCATGGCTCGCGGAAGGCGAGACGATCACCGAGGGAGCCGTCGCCGTTGCCGCGCCAGGGCTCACCGTGAACCCTGCCGGCAAGACCACCGCGGTGTCAGGCGGAAAGGTGACTTTCTGGTTGGGCGGCGGCGTGGCGGAGACGTTCTGCGAGGTGTCCTGCCAGGTCACGACCTCCGCCGGCCGGACCGACCGACGAACGATACCCCTGCGCGTCGCCGCGCGAACGATCACCTAGCCACCTTCGGGTGGCTTTCTCTTTTCTGGAGTGCGCGATGGACAGGCAGCTTTTCAAGATGGCGGCGGGCCTGCCGCAGGCGATGGCTGACCGCTGGTGGCCGCACGTCAGCGCGGCGTGGCAGGAATTCGACATCCAGACGGTGGAGCGACAGGCGGCATGGCTTGCCCAGGTCGGCCATGAGTCCGGCGGCTTCATCTACACGCGCGAGCTGTGGGGCCCGACGCCGGCGCAGGTCCGATACGAAGGTCGTGCCGACCTGGGCAACATCCAGCCGGGTGACGGCAAGCGCTTCATGGGCCGTGGGCTGATCCAGATCACTGGCCGCGCCAACTACCGCGTATGCGGGACCGCCCTCGGCATCGACCTTGAAGCCAACCCGGCGCTGCTGCAGGGCGACGCGCTGGCGGCGCGCTCGGCGGGCTGGTTCTGGCAGAAGAAGAACCTGAACGCGCTGGCCGATGCCGGCGAGTTTGTGCTGCTCACCCGCCGGATCAACGGCGGCACCAACGGCCTGGCCGACCGGCAGCAGCGTTGGGATCGCGCGAGGCGCGCATTGGGAGTCGTGTGATGAAGATCGTCGAAAACTGGAACAAGTTGTGGAAAAGCACCACGGTGCTGCTGTCGGCGCTGCTGGCCATGCTGGCCGCCGCGCAGGCGGTGCTGCCATCCGTGCAGGCGGCCATCGAGCCCAAGCTCTTCGCGCAGATCTCGCTGGCGCTGGCGGTGCTGATCGGCGCGCTGCGCTATATCGCCCAGCCATCCCTGAAGACGGACGAGCAGCCGCCCGCCGACCAACCGTGACCTGCCAGCAGAGCAGCACGCACAACGGAGCCGTGATGGACCTCACAACGATGAATGTGCCGGGGGGCACGGGCGGGGCGCTTGGCTTCATTGTGGCCGCTATCGGTGGCGCAATCTGGTTCATCCGCAGCGCGTGGCGCAAGGATCGAGTGGAGGGCGCTCAGAGCCAGGCGGAGATCGACATCATTGCGCGCCTGTCCGAGCAGTTGGATAAGGCCAATGCGCGCGAGGCTCTGGCAAACCAGCGCGCTGACCTGGCCTACAAAGAGCGCAACGAGGCCTTCGCCGTGATCGGCGAGTTGAAGGCCAAAATCGGCGGCCTGGAAGCTCAGGTGCAGGCGCTGCGGGAGAAACTCGATGGCAAGGCTACGTGATTGGCTGGCGCGGTACCGGACGAAGTTCATCCTGATCGCGCACAGGATAGAGGCGGTGGCCGTCCTGATCCTGCTCCTGGGTGGTGGCATGGGAATCGGCTATTGGGCCTGCGTCTGGCAGTACCGTGACCTGATGGCGCAGCAGCGCGAGGACCATCAGGCCGAGATCGGCCGGCTGCAGCACGCCTACACCCAGACGCTCCAGGCGCTGACGCCAAAGGTGACGGCAGCTGCCAGCGCGTCGGCGCAGGCGGCGGAGGCCTCGGTCGAGGCGGCCAAGTCGGTGAAGCGCGCCACGCGGCCTGCGCCCGCTGCCGCGCCGGCGGCGCCTCGGCCGCTGTCTGAGGCGGAACGGCAGGACGTGAACCGCGACATCGAAGCAGCAAACCGGAAGGTGAGGGGGGCGCGAAAGTGAGAGTCCTGATGCTTTGCCTGCTGCTGACTGGATGCGCTGCTCTGCCGCCACCGGTTGCGCCCGCGCCGCGCGACTGCCCGACGCTTCCCACCCTGAAGCCCGGCGCCGGCCGCGCCGACATGCTCGACCACATCCGCGTCACGGCGGACCTCTACGCGCGCTGCGCGGCGACACCATGATCCCGCTCGTTGCAGCTCGGGCTGCCGTGGCGGCGGTGCCATGGCGCGCGATCGGCGCTGCGCTGCTGGCCGCAAGCATCTTCGCCGCCGGCTGGGCCGCCAACGGCTGGCGCAAGGACGCCGAGATCGCCGAACTGGCCGCCGCGCGCGCCCAGGCGGACCTGACCAGCGCCAACCAAGCGCTCGGCGACCTGCGCGTGGCCGGCGCCACCATCCGCGAGAAGGCCGACGAGTTCGCCGGCATCCAGACCACCCTCGGCGCCAAGCTCGACGCCATCCGGAAGGACCTGAAGAATGCTCCGAAGCTACCTGCTGATTGCCGCCCTGACGCTGGCCGGGTGCGCCTCATGTCCGACGCCGTCGACGCGGCCAAGCAAGCCGCCGCCGCTCGATAGCGCGCTGGCCGCGCCGTGCACAGTTCCGGACGCGCCGGCCGTCGCCGACTATGACGCCTGGCAGGATTGGGTGATGAAGGATCTGCTGGGTGCGCTGGGCGAATGCGCGGCGCGGCACCGGAGGGTGGTGGAGTTGTGGGCCAAGTAAAACGCGCAAATGCCTTGCCGCTTACTTCGCTCGGTGCCCAGAATCCTATGCAGGCGGAGCCGACCTGCCTTGTTCCCTATTTTGGACAAAATCCGGAAGGGGATCGTCAGGGATCTGTGTGTAAAGGAATTTCTCGTCCGGGAATGCCTTCTTTGCCTCGCGCCAAAGCATTTCCTCAGCTTCTCTCAGCGCGGTTCTCGCGTCGTCAGTACACTCCACCATTCCATCGAAATAGCCCCGTAAGGTGCCTACGATATTGATCGGAAGAGCGGCCACTAGTGCTTCCGCCTCCACGATATTTTTATCCTTAACTAAAGGCAGTGTCGCGAGAAGGGGCTGGAACTGGCTAAGGTGATAGCTCGAAAACGAGTTGGCAAATTGGAATGCTTGCTGAGCGTGCGCGGTGGCCGATACAGCGTGGAAGTACGCATTGAGTAGTGCAGCATTCCCGGTTAAGTCGGAAGGCGCGTTTGCTTGTAGTCGTGGCGGAGCTTCCATCTCGATGACTGCGCGGGCACAGACATGGCGGAATGGATTGTCCCGCACCGGCTCAATGACCTGCGTTCGAAGATTGTGAATCCTGTTTCGACACCAACTGATTGTAACCAAGCAGCCATTGATCGTCGCTACTCTCTTGCTCCGGTCCTCCGTATCGCGACGACTGCGTTCGAGACTAAATGCATACCGTGCACCCGCGTAGCTTGCCCCTAAGCTTCCCGCAATTCCCGCCACGGCCGGAAGTACAATTTCCCACATACTGGTCACTCTGGCTCTCCGTGTAGTAGCTGCCATCGAAGCAGTTGGTCTTGATGCGATTCTACTTGGCGGCTTGCAAGATGACCTCCACAAGCACCATGCCGTCGATGTCCACCTCATACAGCGTGCGACCACACATCGGGCAGGGCGCCTTTGTCGGAACCGTCTCGCCCCGTAGTCCAAGGTGGAACTCCGAGATTTCCACGGTCGTGCCGCAGATGCACTCCACCTCATCGATGACGTTCATGGTCTTCCCCTTGCAGCGTTGTGCCGCCGTGTCGAGGATAGTCGCTACACCGCTCCCGCGAATCGCCCGAAAGGGCCAGAAGATATTGGATCGTCAGATGCTGAACTGAAGGCATCAACCATTCTTCTTGTCGACGCAGCGGAACGTGAGTTCGGCCTCCTGCGGGGTCCAGCCACGGGCGCCGCGAGTCTTGCTGTCCACCTGCTCCATGTCCTTGCCTTGGCCGGCGCAGTACTCGTTGGCGCGGGTAAGCGTGAGCGCGCGCACTTCCGTCCAGGACGAAAAGCCGCCGCGCACCTGCGAACCGACCATGTAGTTGCCGCTGCCAGCGGGAACAACGTCGCTGACGCTCTGGCACCCTTGAAGGCCAAGGGCCGCCGCAACGGGAAGCACCACGTGGAGTAGTTTCATAGTTAAAGGGACAGGTGCAAAAAAAGGCCCGCACATTGGCGGGCCGGCCGAAATAGGGTTTCCGACGCATTCGCGGTAGCGCCGGGATGTGAAGCGTACGAAAGAGGGTGCGCACGTGAATATCCCTCGGAAGAGGGGGCGAAGCCCGACCCGGCTACCTCATGACCCGGCCAGCCTTGCGCGCCCCACGCGCCTCACGTGCTGATCGGGAGCCCTCAGGATCGACGCGCCACGCGCGCGGCGCTGGCCGGCAGAGTATCGGGCCAGGCCGCCGCCGAATCGTGCGGCATGGGCTTTAGCCCTTAATGTTGCGCGGGTCATGGCCGAAGGAATTCCGCTCGCGGATCTGGCCGTCCCGGCCATGGATGAACAGCTCCACCTTGTCGTTCTTTGCCTTTTCGGTGCCGGCGGCGATGGCTTCTTCCTGGCTCGGGTAGTGCGATGTCGCCCCGTCCGTGCCCTCGACCTCTACGGCCCAGCCATTGCGCTCGGTGGGTACTACGTGGATGTTCGCTGCCATGATTGTCTCCTGAGTTGGTCAGGACAGTCTGGCGCCGACGCGGACAGAGCGGGTATCCGGCGCGGTCCTACAGAAAGCTGGATCCGACGGGCGAACAGGGCACAATAACGGTCAGCCCACAATAGGGAGACCGCCATGCCCGACATGTCGCGGGACGAGAAGGACATTGCTCAGTCGGATCGGCGCCTAGCGGAAGGCCGAGTACTCATCCGGCGGCAAATAGGCATTATTCGAGACTTGCGAGCAGCCTTCCAGCCGGACGAAGCGGCGATAAAGCTGCTTCAAGCACTACGGAAGGCTGTGACTACCGACCGGGCGCACCGTGCACGTCTCCGTGCACGCGTGGAGCAGTCAGATTGATCAGGGAATCGCCGCCGCCGGCAGCGGCGTCACTTTTTTCGCGCTGATCGAAGAAATTTAGTATTTTGGCCCTCAGTTGCTCACTTTTATTTCGGCAACGGTCAGTATCGTCTTCCGCACCTTCTCGATCACCCGCCGATGCTTGTCCTCTGCCTCGGACCAAGTCAGGGAGTCGAAGGTCTTGTCCAGGCCGCCGCCCTTGACCACGGTCCGGAATACGGGCGGGTCGTCATTCCTGAGGCTGGCCCAGCCGGAGAAGTAGGTCCAGACCTCCACGCCGAACTCGCCCAGCATGTCCCTGATCTGCCAGCCCTTGCCTTCGAAGCTCGCCCAGCGCGCGTGCACGCCGTAGTCATAGACGCGCAGGGGCACGCCCGAATCGCCCAGAATGTAGGAGCG